GTTATATGACATAAGTTCATAATCACTGACCGACATTGCAACGAATACAACATCTCCAGAGTTCATCTTTTTCATATCATCTAAGAATCTATCTAGATAAGTATAACCTTCTGGCCACTCTGGATTTTCTTTGCCTAGTGAGCAGTCTCTTTTTCCTTCTTCGTTTTTGACACATGGATTAGTTATTTTTGCCTCTGATACCACATAGAACCTTGGTTCTTTCAAATCAATGTTCCTAGGCATTGTAGGTTGTATTATATCAATTTCAATAGGTTTGGATATTACCTCAACCTGTCTAGATGCACAACCACTAATTGTTAGGATTGATATCGCTAGTAGGGTCGTCCAAACTGTCCAATTCTTTGCTATCATTTTCTATACTCTCAAAAACTTCTTTAGTTGCATTGTTTACTCTCTTTTCAATCATTCCTGGCTTTGCAACTGCAAGTTGGTTTAAATTATGTCTCCTAAAAATGTCCAGATAAGAATTCATTTCTTGTTCTATCTGTGCATTCTTTCTCATCATGTTTTGTAAAGACTGTCCTTGTCTTTCATATGATTCTTTCATTGCAGTAATAGTTTGTTTCTGTTCTGCTACTGCAACTGTAAGTGCCATGTTTTCTTGTTTGACACCTTGATAATCTTCCCATAGGAAAAATCCACCGACTCCCATGACAAAGATTACTCCTATCAACATTTGATTCATAGTGGCCAATCCTTAAAATAATCTCTTAATTTATTAGTTGTATTTAGATTGTCTGGTACTTCAACATTAAAGAACTCATTTACTTCCTGTCTTATCAAATAACCATCTACTCCTAATTCACCAAAAGTTGCATCATGGTCAAGTTCTTTTGCTCTAATATCTTTTTTCGATGCAACTGTTCTAGATATCCAATATAATATCTTTTTATTTTCTTCTTCTTTTGTTAACTCATACGACATTATAACTCCCTTATTATATAGTTCAGTCCAGCTGCACTTCTATATTCGACAACTTCATTATCATCGTTTCTAAATTTTAAATGTTTTTCTTTCTGCACTAGAATCTTTTTTGCAACATAAGTCCTATCATCTGCATCACCCCATTCTTTATTGAATGATACAGTAACCTCATATCTTTCTCTGAATAAATTTATGAACCATAACCATGCACATTTAATCCAGTCCCAGACTTTAGTTATTAACTTTTGCACCTGCTCTCCACTGATAACATGACCAATATCTTGCTTTCCATTTAGGGCCTGGATTATCACAATTATGTCTAGCTCTGAATGATGCTCTTCTCTTAGGGTCATCCCTCTTGATTGATAATCCTGTTGTGTCACCGAATGATACTTTGACTACATTACCTTTTTCATTCTTGACATAAACATAAAACTTTTTACTACCACCTCTGATTGGGTCGTTTAATTTTACTTTTTTACCTTGATATTCTGCTTCTGTAATTACATGGTCAAATAAGTTATCACAATCATCACAACAAGAATCAACTTCTTCACCTTTTGCTCTTCGTATCTGGTCTGGAGTTGGAGCCCCTTTGTCTCCTTTCTTTCTCATCTTCTCACCAGAACCAGCTTTGATTCTTGCTTTCTTCTTTCTGATATTATCCCAAAGTCCTTCTTCTAACTCTTCACCCATCTTTAAGAACATTCTGTTTTTAGATTGGTTCTTATCGGATGCAGTCATTCCTACCATTTTTGCAAGTGAGTTGATAAAATTCATACCATCTTTCTGATTTCTTTTATATCTTTTACCCATCTCAGACTTAAGTTTCTTTGTAATTACATCAAGTACTCCAGCAACATCTGTTACTAACTTACCATCTGTCATAAGTTTTGCTTCATTTACAGATGCAAGTGAACCTTTTAACACAACCTTTTTCTTTTCTTTTTCTTTATCTTTTACATGAGGTGGATGTTCTGGTTCATCACCAGCAACAACCATACCTATTTGATTAATCATAGATGTAATTACTGGTGTAGGTAATGTAGATAGTATTTGTATTTGTTGTTTGGTAAGACCTTTTACTTTTTGTAGTTTCTTTTTCCAAGAAGAGATTGCAGTCATATCTTTTTTTGCTTCACTCATTGACTGGCCTGGAGTATCATCCATGTACCTTTTTAAAAGTTCTGGTGTACCTATCTCTCTATATTCTGAATCTTCTTTTTTTCTTTTCTTTTTACGAACAATAGGTTTATCAGTAGAAACTGCAACTCCAGTTGCATTTACTGGTGCATCCTCGAACATGTCTTTGAATCTTTTCATTTAACTATTTCCAATGGTTTACTAAGTTCTTCCCATGAAGTTTCGTAATCTGAATCTCCAAGTGAAAACTTAGAAAGTCCTAACATATCATATTTATGCAAAAGTCTATCTGGAAGTAGTCCAACTTTCTTAAGATTAGGCATAATTCTAGTAAATAGTAGTTCTTGGAACTGAATATTCAGTGCATTTTTAGTAATATATTCATCTGTATATTCAATATCAAATCCCCATTTTTCCCAAACATCATACTGTTTAAATCTATTTCTTAATACTGTACAAGCCTCTAAACAAAAATCTTCTCTTTCTTCTTTCTCTGGAAGAGTTAGTGTTTGCACATAACTTTCTAGATAATTAACACCAAAAGTTACATGTCTTGCTTCGTCTCTAATAACAAGAGTAAGTATTCCTCTGAGAACTGGGTCTGTTGTTGTTTGTTTTATAGTATTGAAAATTGCAAGTGCAAGACCTTCAATAATAATTTGCATTCCTATAAATTTTAAATCCCACCTTTCATCTGTAAGGATTTTATCTAATAATGCTTTTAACTGTGTACCGATAGGAAACATCCTACCAACTCTAGTTTGTATATACTTGTTGAATGCTTCTACATGTCTTGCCTCATCAAAAGTTTGTGAAGCTGCATATAGTTTTGCATTGAATGTAGGTGCGCAACTGGTTAACTGAGATGCAACTAATAATGCACCTTGTTCACCATGTAATAGTTGTGCAAGTGTCCAATTATTTAAATCTTGGACAAATTCTTTTCTTTGTTCTATAGATAAGTGTTTGTAGTCTTTGTGATTTTTCCACTGTTCATTAAAAAACATGAATGCAGTTTCATCTTCATCTGGATTAGGAACATCCCAGTTTATATCTTTTTCTACATTCCATTCTTTTTCCTTACCTAGTTCATATAGTTTTTTGATTCTATCATCTTGAACTGTGTAATCCCAATTGTAAGAACCAGTCAAAGGTGTATTAAATATTTCAATTACATCCTCTGGATTGATTCCCTCGTCTTCCACTGGATAGTTTGCACCACTGAAATGTGCAATATTTTTTGGTGGGTTTTGTACTTTTGTAATTTTCATAAAGCCATTCATTTAACATCATGTCCTGTAATTAACATGGACTGGTCTTGTGTTATGTTGTAGACTCTGTAAATATCTACTCCCATCACATTATCAGTCCTTCCTAACACCTGTACTTGGTCACCTCGTGTACCAATACAGTCCTCTTCGTTCCAAACTGATTGTCTTAATTCATATTCTTTTCCTTTCTGTAAATTATTCATGTTATCATGACCTTCTAATAAGTCAAGTACTAAATCGTTTTCTTTAAGGTATTGATAGAAATGTCTTTCTAGATATTCTCCATCAATGTTGAAATTTTCTTTGAGTAGTGCTAACGATGCAGCGTAAGATGCAAGTCTTGTCCTACCAAATGGTAGTAGTTCAAGAACTCTTTTGAGATTAAATACTAATCTGTGAAGTAGTGTGAATGAGTTTTTTTCTTCTGAGGTTTTGGGTTTTTTTGATTTGATTCTTTTACCATTGTCATCGATGATACCGAACTTGTATGCATCCATCTCTTCCCATTTTCTGGTCATCATTTTAAGAATACGAAATACTATGACTGTATCTACTACACCCATTGCACCTTCTTTTAAATCTACTTGATTCATAGTTCTCTTAAAACTCCTGCTACTTCCATATCAACTGGTATATTAACTTTCCAGTCTTCTTTCACATATTCCATGTAGATTAAACAAGTTTTGAGTACAGGCCAGTATGATTCTTCTATTTTGAATTCTAACATTTTAACTGAGTTATCGAATCCAAAAATATTAAAAATGACAATTAGATGATTGAGAATCAATCGTTCTCTGAGTTCACCATTTTTATAATATCTTCTTAACAGTCGTTTTAGGTATCTAAACCTTCTAAGGTCTTCCATGAACTCTTCCATGGATGTGCATTGAGGGTTATCATAACACTGCATTGCAAACATGGTGAAGTTTTCATCTGTCAACTTCTCAAATAATTTCATAATTTATATCCTAGTTATTACACTAGTATATAGGTGAATTATATGAAAAGTTATTTAATGTCTGCAACGACTTTAAACATTTTGTTAGGAAGTCTTTCATACTCGACATGCATTTTTAAGTCTGGCCCTTTGATGGAAACAAAGTTATCATCTAAATCGTTCCCTTCTTCGTCTTTACCCATTCTACCACCATATTGCGTGATGGGTAAATCCATTGAACCAGAATCCGATACATTTTCGTCCATAACAGTATCAAATTCTATTCCTATTTGTTCTACTTTTCTGTATAACTGTTCTAATGCAGCTTGAACTGTAATGTGTTCTCTGTCTGCAATATCACCTATCCAAGTGTTTAATCTAGACAATACACCAGAATCAGATGCAAACTGATGTAAATCAGCAGTGTCTACACGACCTGTAACATCTTTGTTTAGTCTGTATCCACCATTTGCACCTGTCTCGTATGCCTCATCAATGTATTTCTTGAATGATTTCATAATAATTTCCTATTAAGCAGCTACTGTAATTGTACCAGCTGCAGTTCCGATTGAAGCTGCACTAGTAATTGTTGCGTTACCACCTTCTGCTCTATCAACGATAGTTCCACTGTTTAATGCAAGTGGGTTTGCACCAAAACTTAATACATCACCTGCGTTTGTAGCTGCATTGTTAGCTCCAATTGCAAGAGAGAATGTAAGTTTGTTAGTTGATGAACCACTAGCATATGCAAGTAAATGTGGCCCTCTTCCAGAACCAGAACCTTGGTTACCATTAGTTACTGATAATGTAGGTGTTCCACCAGAAGTGTTAACTGTCACTTTCTCATTGAAAGTCACTGTTGCTGATAAAGTACCACCATCTGATTTGTCAAATGCAGTAGATACCCAATCAATGTTAGTTATATCTGCTTGACCTATAGAAGTTGCAAGTTCTCCGATTGCACAGAGAACCTCTTCTTGATGATTATCAGACTTCTTAAATACCCAACCTCTTGCAGTTGCAAAGGTTAGTTTCTTTTCTGCAGCTGTCAACCACTTTGGTTTGGCTTCATCTGCATCTGAATTACCCCATAAAGACATAATTATCTCCTCATTTATTAGTTCCCTGTATGAGAAACTTTTTGTTTATACTATTGTATTTATAACTTTCAATATCTCAGTTACCGAAATACGCTCTTAATTCTGATTCTTTTTCTACTTCTTCTATGAAATCCATATTGATTTCATCCTCGAATACTACTACTACACCACCTTTTGTTGCAATATATTTATCGTCAATTATCTCAATAGGTGTTGGTTCTGCAATGTTATATTTAGTATGTAAATGAAATGGATATACACATTTTTCATCCTCTTTACCAATTTTAGGTGATTGTAACACTATCTTTGGAAATTTTCTACCTTCAAACCAATCACCTATTTTCTTAGGATTATTTCTAAATGCATCCAAGTATTCATCACCTGTATATGGTATTGGAAATGTATTATTTACATATGGTCTACAATTATTCTCTAAAAAGTATAGTTCACCATCTTCTCCTAACATCTGAGTAATACTACCCTCATATGTACCACCTAACTTTGCAGTCTGGTTGAGATATTCTACAACATTATCTCTCACCTTTTTATCAATATCTGGCTCTAGTTCTTCTATTGTAGTATTTGCATACCATACCTGTGGATTAACATTCCAAACTTGTTTTGCTTTTGATTCGTCACAATGTTCTGAAAATGTAAATGCCCATTCTCCATCTGACATGATATATGATATGTTAGTTTCTAATCCTTTTATAACTTCCTCTAAATAATAAGATTTACTAAATCCACCATACAATTCTTTAACCTTATCATGATACTCTTTTCTCATCATTGTAGATGAAACCCAATCTATCATAGGTTTAATAACATACTCATCTGGTAATTTTTCAACATTTATATTATGATTATCGTTACCTGTCTGTAATATATTTGGACATTTTATACCACAATGTTTTGCAAACTTATTTGCAAACATTTTTTCTGTTTCTAATTTTACAGCTTCTGGACTACATGTAACTATATCTACTCCCCAATCTTTAGAATGTATCATTTCATTTGCAATTGGATATGTATTAATAACTAAATCTATTTTGTACTTTTCAAGTACTTGTTCAAACCTATCGTAAATAATTTCTGGTAAATTATTATGATATTTTTCATAATCTTTTATATCAACTAAATCAGTTGCCCATATCATATAAGGTATTTCTTCTAGTGCAGTAATTCCAAATGATTTTAGATAGTTTGGTGAGTCGTATTGATTGGTATAGACATTATGTCCAGACTCAACCAGTTTCTTCATGAATTGAAGATTCTGGTGTTCCATCTCAAGGAATAGTATGTTCATTATGTAATTATATATTCGTATTATGAAAGACTTCTTTTTATTGCCCCTACTGTTTTATTGAAAGACATTTTGTTCTTTCCTAGTAGTTTAAGTAGTTGTATTCTCATTTGTGGTTTTACTCTGTCTAATGCCATGTTAATTATCTTTGCATTTTTTTGAGTAACTTTAACTGTTGACCCATCATCAAGTTTAATATTACTACCAGTTCTTAAATCTTCTGCACCTTTAATTTGTACTTGTAGATTTGCATCTGGGTCATTTGCACGAGGGCCTAGTTTCTTAACTCTATCTCTTTGTTGAATGAAATCTTTAACATTTTGTGCAATATCTTTGTCTGGTTCATAGTCTGTAAACTTTCCAGAACCGATTGCTTGTGCAAACTTTTTACTTGGTGTACTAGTTCCTCTTGCAAACATTACTATCTTGTTCATTGCATCTTTGTAATCTTTAGCTTTGTTTGCAATATCTCTTATTTTATTATTTGCAGATGGACTGTTTGCACCAAAGTCATGAAATGCACGAGCTTCATATGCAAGAACTTCTCCATACATTTTCTGATAGTCCTTAGTATACTTAGACTTACGCATTGGTTCTTTTCTAGCTTTCTTATCGCCAGGAGCATCCTTATATGCAGATGGGTCTGAGTCTGACTTTTCTTTACCTTTTTTGAAATGTGCATCTCTTTTAGACTTAGTAGTTTTTTTAAGACCTTTGAAGTATTTTGCTGGTTGAGTACCTTCTTTATCTTTGATATCTTTATCTTGAGGTTCTCTTTCTTCGTCTTTAGTTTTCTTTTTCATTTTGTTTATGTATGTACGATAGACAGCTGCTTCAGATGTTTTACCCATCTCCCTTGCTCTTTGTTCCATTGCAACTGCAGCTTGTATTTTATGTGCATGTGATTTACCAGAATTTTCTATCTTCTTGACACTTGCTTCTGCATCAGCAACTGTTGCAAATTTTAATCCATGAATAGTTCCTTTAGGATTTTCATCTGTATATAAATCAGAATGTTTCTTAGAGTTTGCAGGCTGACCTTTCTTTCTAGGTATTCTAGGATTATCTTCTTCTCTTAATCTAGGTTCAGTCCTGTTATACTTTTGGGTTACAATTGATAGATTTGATTTATCATTATTCAAAGGATTACCATCTTTATGATGCACATCTTTACCAACGATACCTTTAGTATCTTTTAGTTGTCTTCGTGCATGATTTCTACCAGCTCTTCTTTTCTTTTGTTCTGGTTTGGAATGGTAGTTTTGGTATTCTTTTTTGTAGTTTCTTTCTATGAAAGTCTCCATGATGACTCCCTAGAACTGTCTTATAACATCTTTGTGATTTGAATACTTACTTGACGATTGTCTCATGAGATTATCGTGAATTTGATTTCTGGTTCTCATTAATCCATCTGGCATATGACCTAGTGCTTTGTGAGTCATCATAATACCTTTTAATGCATCTAGTCCTTTTCTATCACCAAGAAGTTTTGCAAGGTGCATTAATGAACCAGTATGGTCATTTCTATCTGTCATTTGTGCAATCTTTTTGATGTCTGCATCTTTCATTTCTTGTTTCTCTACAAGTTCTTCAATACCTTCTTGAACATCTTCCATCATTGCAAGATTTTTAACCATCTTATCAAATTCTCTAGGATTTTTATCATGATGTTTTTGAACTTTATCAATACCTTTTTGCATTATAAGTTTATCTACAGATTTTTGTTCTTTACCTCTGTATTTTTTTCTTACATCTTTATTCTCATCTATTTGTTCGTGCCATTCTACTATTTCATCTGTACCTTCTTTATAGAAGATTGCTTTCTTAGTCACTGGGTCTAATCCCATGTATTTACCTTTGAGAGATGGCATCTTAACACCAATGTCTCTTAACATTGCAACCATCTTATGAAGTCTTTCCCAGTTTGCTGGAACATGTTTTTGTTTCCAGATTTGACCCATTAATTTGTCAATACTTTTCTCTGGATTGTTTTCATCAAATGGTAGTTTAGTCATCTTTGCCATCATCTTACCAAATGTTTTTAACTTGATAACATTTGCTGGTGAAAGTGCTTCAATCACTACATGATGACCTGTAAAACTTCTTGATTCGTTTGCATGTCTCAATGCAAGTTTAACTGCTGGATGTTTTGATAATCCTCTTTTAAACTTCTCGATTTCTTTGATTGCATAGTTAGTTGCACCACTTAAATCAAGTGCAAGTTCGATTGCTTTCTTAACTGACTTATCTCTTGCAGCTGCTTTCTGTTTTGGATTATCTCTGTAATACTGTTGAATTTCTGAACCTGTAAGTTTAGATTTACCCATCTTAGATAGTGGGTCTAACTTACCATCTTTAACTCTTTCATCTAATTCTTCTTTAAATCCACTTGCTTTGAACATAGGTGCAAGTTTTTTTGAAACTTGATACATTATTGCTGGGTCTAGATTTGCAATAAATTCTGCTTCTTTTCTTTTTAAGTTTCTAATACCTTTGATTGCATTAAATACATTAGTATACTTTGCAGCCTCGTCCATGTCATGATGGGCTTTTAATCTTTTACCTTCTTTATCAAATCCAGGCTTACCTGCTTTCTTTTTCTTTGCAATTGCAATTGCAGCTTGTTGTGCAAAGTTTTTTCCTTCACTCACTGCTTTTTCTAAATCTTTTGCTTGACCAGCATGAGCTTTACTTGCACCTTTTAGTTTTTTGATTATTTCTTTTACTTTTGGTACATCTTTATCATCAAGTGCTTCTGGTATAGGTTTTACCCCTTGTTGTTTGAACATTTTCATCAATGCATTGTTAGTTGCAAGTTTGATTTTGTTATCTTTACCCATTGCAACCATAGTATTTTTAAATCCCATTGGATTTTGTTTTTGCATTGCCATTGCAACTTTTACACCAGTCATGTTAAGAAGTTTTGCAATACCATACTGGAACATTTTATCACCACCAGTGTTGAATAATTTATCAATCATTGCACCAGCAGATGCTTCTACTATGTCAAAGTTTTCTTTTTGCATTAACATTTTAGTGTTAAGAGTTCCAATCATCTTAAGGATTGTATTTCTTGCATCTAAAACTTTTTCGTAATCTTTGTTATGAACTGTATTCTTGAGTTCTTTGTCGCCCATGTTTGCAATCTTCTGATAAGATACTAAGACCTTTTGCATGTCTTTAGAAACCTTTTTCATTGCATCGACTTCTTGTTTCTTTACTTCATTCATCATGTCATCATCTGGATGTATGACATGTGCAAGGTCTTTATCGTGATTTAGACCACCTTTTTTCTTCTTGACTATAAATGCATTAACTCTTGCCATGCCCCACTGTTGTGGTGTAGTTCCTGGCCTATGACCTGTTTTCCATGCAGCCATTCCACGATTATAAACTTTTCTTAATGTTCCTACTGAGATACCAGACTTCTTAGCTTTATCTGCTAATGCACCTTCTTCTAATTCACTACTCTCCATCATCTTCATAAGAGGTTTGTCTTTCTGGATATCTTTCATTAAGTTATCAATATCTTTATCATTACCTTTGAAGTTTATATTATTATCATCTACAAACTTACCTTTTGAATGTGTACCGAATGATACTTTAACTTTTGGATGTCTTTTTGATAGTTTAGTTATTGCAACCTTAACCTTTTGCATGTTCTGTTTTGGTACAGACATCATGCTGTCTTCATCGAGATACTCTAACCATTCATTAATTTCATCATCACGAACATCTTCGATGAGAGAGTCTATTAACTCCTCATTTAAGATATCTTCATTTGGTTTTGCATACATTGACCTGTATGCATCTGCAACAGACGATACTGTTTTAGCATCCCTTAAGTATGACATAGTTTATTTTCCAGCTTTCTTATTGTTGTATATTAAAGATTTTTCTTTAACATATCCTAACCTTCTAAGTGTTTCTTTGAAGGACTTACTTCTTGCATCATACTTAATCTCAGATGCATCTTCTTTTTTATCCATTGCTTTTGAGATTGCTTTTCTTTTCTTATGCAAGAATTTATCAGATGAATCAACATCACCATCGTTATCGATGTCTTTGTCTTTTCTATCTTTAAACTTTTTCTTAACTGCTTTTGGTTGAACTTTATCTAAACCTTCACCATCATCTGATTTATCGTTAGTATTGTCTTCTTTGACTGGTGCTTCTTTTATTTTTACTGGGTATTCTTTACCAGCAAATACAAAAGTTTTCTTACCATCTTTTTTTGCTTGCATTGCAGCTGCAACGAATGACCTTTTGTCATCATTTACTGCTTTTTTAAGTTCTGCAAGTTCTCTGGTGAATGTTTCTGCAACTTCTGGTTTACCTTGTAAAGGATAATTATGAAGTGCAGCTTGTTTCTCCATACGAGTTTGTGGTGTTTGTCCAGAATTAAGGACATCTGAGACCGCGTCAGCAACCGATTGAGTTACCTTATCAGTCCCACTTTGGAATTTTAATCTATCGTTTATATCTGACATTGTGGTCTCCTGTTAAATCTTTCTTATAGTATTTATATATATCAGTAATTCTACTGTTTCTTTTTCTGATTTTGTTGTTGTCTAAATCTTGCAAGTCTTTCTTGTTCTGCTTTTCTAACCTTAGGCAATAGTTTTTTAGCAAGTTTTGCTATTGCACCTTTCTTTTTATCAAGTTTTTTACCTACTGCAATTCTAGTTCCTATTGAAACTTGGCCAGGTGTTTTACCACCAGACATCTTTTTAAACATGGTTATTCTTGCTTGTTTGTTTGCTTTTGTTTGAAGTTGTTTAGAATTCTTCATTCTTTTCTTCATTCTTTCTTTAGTTTTTTGAATCTTTTTAGCAAACCTTTTCATCCTCATTCCGATTTTTCTTCTTTGAGCTGCAGTTAATACTTCAAGTTGTAGTTGTCTGGTTAGTTCAGTATTAAACCTACCTTCTGCAACCTTATGTATTTTCTTTGCTTGATTCATTGCTGTTCCATGCATGACTTCTTTTGCTTTATCACCATACTCTTTCTCAAAGTAATCTTTCTTCTTCTTGAGGTCTTTATAAATCTTTTCTTTTGTAGCTTGAACTGCATCTGAGACTTCATTAGTAGATGATGGGTCTGTATCTCTATTCTTGTCCCTTGTTATTCTTCTTCTATCTGCATCCATTTCTCTATCGTGTTTTACTTTAAGTTGTTCTTTTTCTCTTTCTTGTTTACCTTTTAGTGCATCTGTTGTTGCATCTTCATTGAATAATCTATCGTCCATATCTGCTGGACTCTCATATTCAGCTGCAAGTTTGATATTTTTCATAGGTTTCATAGTTAGTGCCTTTTTCCATGATTGTGCCATCTTATTAGAAGGGAAACTTTTTACAAATGATTGTAGTCTAGGAAACACTTTAGTTGTATTTTTTTCTAAATCTTTTACATCACCATCATTGTCGATAATGAAGAAATTTGCACGACCAAATGCATTCTGTAGTTTACCTAAGTTTGTTCTAACTTTTGCATGGTTATCTTGTACTATCTTGTCTGGTATACTTCTTTCTCTTGTTCTATTTCTATCTAATGCAGTTTCTAAAGAAGTATTTACGAATACCATTGCAGTTTCGTAACCGAGTTGTTCTAGTAATTTCTTTTGTATAAGTAGTTTCTTTATATCTCTTGCAGTAGAATCTATAACAAGACCTATACGACCTTTAACTAACATATCTTGTCGTTTTGCAGTCATGGCTTTTGCATGAACTCTGATTGCATCTCTTTGTTCTTCTTCGTCTTCTGGCATCTTAAGTGAAAGACCTGCTTTTTTAAGACCTTGTTCAAACGATGCGTCTGAGTTTACTGGTCGTAAACCCATAGATTGAAAACCTAATTTTTTAGCTGCAAGAGATTTTCCAGAACCTGGCCCACCTGCCATGAAGACAGCTTTAAATACGCCAGGGTCGTTTATTCCCTCAAGTAGCGATTCGTATGTATTTTCCAATATCATTTTGCATGTACTCTGGTATATGATGGAATTCTTCTCGAATTGCCATTCCCTTTCTTACTGCCTTATACAGTTGTTTTCCTTGTCTAAAAGTTCTTGGTAATGCAGAAGTAAATCCTCTTTCATCACCATCGAAAGCTAATGCTCTCATCTTAGATGCAGACATACCAGATATGTCATCTGCATCTGGGTCTCTTTCACCTGCTGATACTAATTCAATATCAGTGAAGTTGTAGAAACCATGTCTACCTTTAATACCATTGTATTTTTGAAGTAGAGTATCAAATTCTCTCAGTCTATCAGAACCAGCAACCATCTTTACACTTCTGTATCCTTGGTTATATAAATCAACAACTACATCAAAAACTGTTCTAGAATTAGATGTAGAAACTGTTACTCTTGCTGGTTTAAATAAGAGTTTCATGAACTTTGTTTTAGTTCTATAATCTAATGGATTCTTCTTTGGGTCTTGACTATGACTTGTATAGATGAATCCATCATTAGAACCAGCGACTTGTTTTACTTTCATTGCAAGTTTAAGATGTCCAGCCGTTGGTGGATTGAACCTACCAAATGCAAAAACTGCCGACTTGGATTTCACCTCTACTATGTCTCTGAAAGATTTCATACAAGTATTTATGTTTTTTCGATTTTATGTTTATTGTTTTCTATGAGTTTATACTCAATATCAACCAATTCACGAGCTCTATCCCACCATTCTTTTAGGTCTTTATCTTCCTGTAACTCACTTATCACATGTTGTCTGATATAAGGTGTCACATTGATATGAGTATGTGCATACATTGAATGATGTTGTTTTCCATAGAATTCATCAACAACTTCTTGATTTATGAATCCATAATGTAAAAGAGAATCAATAATACCTTTACTATTTTTTAAAGAATCATGAGATACAGACATAATTTCATGTTCATTTGATTCAAATTCTAATTCATGTTTAAAGTCAATTAACACATCATATGAATCGTACATAGATTCACCTTTCCATAGAGGTCTTCCTAACAGAAATGTATGATTTGCTTGAGGGCCATCCAAACCACCTAATGTAAGATATTCTGGTTCTGTAAAGAATAGTATTCTTTTTACAGCAGTATACAGAAGTTCCCATCCCTTTTCTGTATTTGCAATAGAATCATACTTCCAAGGATTCATGAGACCATTATCCATTTCTGTTATTACTCCAGATATAAATCTATCCCAAGGGTCTCTAACTATTAAATAAGTTTTATAATCCGAAAATGGTTTTAGTTTTTGCCATGGTGGAAAAAATGCTCTTTCATTATTCAATACTTTTTCACTGTTATCAGAAAATTCTAATGGCCATATGATATCATTTTCTTTTCCAAATAATCTGTTTACTTCCTCTGTATCTTTTTTAGATACAAATTGAGCACCATAATGGTATTGATTACCTTCAAGATTTGTGTTACTACAAGCATCTGGTTCTGGAACTACACATATTTTAGAGTTTTCTGGATTGTCTGAATATAAATCTTGATACAAAGCTTCTGAATCTTCATCACTTAACCATTGTTGTGGGTCTCTATCTATTCCTTCAATCCAAGTCCAGTCATCATCATAATGACTATTCATATAACTTAAATAAAAACGAATAGAAGAATGTCCTACTTTACGAGGACATGTAAGTATAACTTTTCTTTTTTGTGAAATGAATGTGGGATGACATTTTTCCCAAACTGTTGAACCACCCCATTCTAAAATATCTTTTCTTATTATAAAAGGTTGTCCATCTTTATCTTTTAGGGTTAAACCCTCATTACCAAATGATGCACCATGATACTGGTACTCTTTCAACGAAGTTGCCATAATATATCTCCATAATTTATTTGTCCCAATCTTTCTGAACTGTAAAGTTATTTAGTGAGAATTCCATTCTGTCTACTAACTTTACTGCACCACCAAGATTATTGTCAATTGCAACAAAACCCTCTGGTGCAACCACATCGTAACCATTACCTTTTTTAACAAACATACTGGTTAGTTGATTTGCTTGGTTTAACTTAGATAGTACTTTAGTTTTACCATAATTTATAAGTGCTTGAAATTCTACTAACTTTGTTAGTATTGGTAAAGCTTTTCTTATTTCAGATAAAAACATATCTTTATTTTTTGTCTTTGCCTCTTTACCTTTTGGTGATTTCAACTTATCTATTTCTTTTTGTAATCTTTCTTCTGCAAATTTAAAGTATCCATTTACATGATTCTTATAGTTCATTCTAAGTAGATTATCACCTGCTCTTACTCTACTGTTATGATATGTCTTGTAAGTTGCACCAGCAATCATACTCTCTTGCATATTAAGAAATTTAGTAAGTTGAGGTGCAGATATTGATTGAAATACTTTACCTGCTCTAGACATGAGTCTTCTCATTTCCATAGTATCTTTTGCATTGAATGTTGCAGTTCCAGACACATCATTATATTCTGCATTGTCCATCCAGACTTTACTTGATTTTTTAAGACCAGAAATGTTTGCACCAAAAGAAGCTTTCATATCTGATAGAGATGAACCAGAATAAGTTGTATGCCAAACTACACCCACATTTGCTTTTCTCATAGTAGATGCAAGTTTAGATGTAGAAGGAACTGCATAAGTGATAGTATTAGGGCCAAAGGTAATATAGCTTTCGCCGTTAATTTTTTGCGTTTCTAAATCTCCTTTGGTAAACATCAAGTCACCCTGTAAGATTCCCTTGATACCTAAGTCTTTGAAGTTATCTAAACATACTTTGAACTTCTTTGCAAGGTCTCCAGATAGTTTCTCATCTATATCTGCATGTGATGTATAGTATTCTTGTTTCTTTGCAAACAATCCTTTCTTTGCAACTATAAATTCTTTTGTCTCTGGATGTTCACCAACAAATACTGCTGGAGCTCCATCCCATTTTACAGTGACATTCTTTACACCTTTACTACCAGATGATAACATCTTAGTAAGAGATAGTAGAAAAAGAATAGATTGTCTTGCACCATCAACTCCAGAGTTGAAGATTTCATCTTCGATATGTTCTAAATGTAAATTTGCTTTTGCCATATTATTGTGTAAAGAGTTCTGGCCCTTTCCCTGTTAGTCCCACATTGTTTGGTTCTATACCAAAAAATTTAAATAATCCTAATAACATTTTTTTACCTAAAGATTTAATGAAATCGAATGCTTTAGATACTTTTTCTTTTATCCAGTTCCACATTTGTGTAAACTTATCTCTAACTTTTTTACTAATACTAGAAACACCTTTTTTAATTTTATCTAGTAGTGCAAATTCATCTAGTTGTTCTATTGTGTTTTCATGTAGTACTTTTCTACCATATTCATTCATCGTAAGTGCTTCATTCATAATTGATTTAAAAGTTAAATGAGTTCCTTCTTCTAAAGATTCACCCATGTTTAAAATCTTTTTAGTATGTGAAAGAACTTTTGCTGGAGTATCTACAATATTACCACGAACTGCCATATAAGGTGATGAACTACCAGATGATTTAAAAGATGCATAAAATTTGTAAAGATTAGTTAGTGTTTGAACATCTGCTTCATTAACTGATTTCAAAGAATAATTATGAGTAATTTTACCTCTCTTATCATCAAACTCAACCATAACATCTGCACGAGATATTGATTTGTCTCCAAACTTTACTGAACCAGTTGCAGCTTCAAACACAAAGTGTTTTTTGTATGTAGGATTTTTTTGAAAAAGACCTACCATTTGTTTTGTTAATACTTGACCATTTTTTCTAACCGATTTTAATTCATCTTGAAATGGTTTTAGTTTTTTCATTGCTTGTGGATTACCCTTTGCCTTTTCTAAAGCA